CCCTCAAATACACCTGCTAAATATATTAATTTTTTTTCTTTACTTAAATGATTGTAACTTATTTTTTTTTGATCCATTTAAGCGAAGTTTTAAACTTTTTGGCAAGCTTTGTCTATTTAATTTTAAACCTTGTGAACTTGGGCCTTTTATTGGGGGTGGACCGAACCTAACCCCAGGCGTCTTAAACTTCATCTCTTAGGTATAGTGGAAGTAACTTGTTTATCTCTTGCTACTTGTATTTTTTCTTTTGCAACTTGTAATCTTTGTGCAGATTGCACTTCTTGATTTTCTAATCTCATTTTTTCTAAATCCATTTTCTCATCAAACTCTTCTGACTTTCTTGACATATCCATTTGACTCTCGTTACCTCTTCTTTGTATATCTAAAGCTTTTAAATCTAATTCTCTTTGTTTCAATGCTATTAATGGATCTTGTTGTTCACCACCTTCAGCTTGTATTAACTGTGTAGTTAATTCTACAACTCTTTTTGCAACCATAGAATTAAATTGTACTTCATAACCAGCTGGATCTAATTGTTTCGTTTGAACCATGTTAGGATCTTGTACTAAAAATGCTCCAACTTCACCATGTGCTTGATAAGCAATGTGATCTGAGATGTGTCCTTGTAATAATGCGTAGACCATTGGATTCATTTGTACCATTCTGCTTCTAATAAATATTCCATGTGCAGCAACATGTGCATTATGATCTTGATCTGGAAAAACTTTTAACAATTCCATACGAAGAGCCTTAGAATTTTCTGTTGCTGGGTCTTCTGGTACAGGTTCTTTTTCAGGAAGTAAGATATTATCAATTTGTCTAGTGCCTAATGCTTCATAAACTCGTCTGTAAGCCTCTCTTAAGTTGTGAAGTTGTGGAGCAGAGGCTGCAATCTTCAAATTTTCATTTGCAAGTGTCACTCTTTGTGACATTGAGAAAATATTTGGGTCTGCAACTGGAATTACATCTACTCTGTCATCAAAATCTTGTATTTTTACCATTCGATCTGCACCATAAACTGCATACGGGTACACTGGTGGTAAGTAATCTGCAAAAACTTTTGCTAAAATTCTAAATTCTTGTTTCATTGCGTAGTAACAACGCTTGTGAATAGCACTCATAACCCTCGAACCACGTTCTAATAGTGCAATTGTAGTTCCAACAGCTGCTTGTTGGTTACCATCACCTACTTGCATGTCTGCAATTGATGCAAAACGTTGTCCAGCTTGTACAACAAAACCTAAAAGTTGAAATAAAGTTGGACTTGGCTCTTTGAAAGGTAAAATTTGAAACTGATCTCTAATATTTCCACCCGGTGCATCAACATCTCTGAACTCACCTGGTTGAAAAGGTTGGTTATCATCACGAATTCTTATACCTCGTGACTTAAATCCTGCTGGTAAGTTAGCTAATGTACCTGCATCTAGTAATTGTCTTAGTGAAGATGTAGCAGATCGTGATAATCCACCAATCATATGTATTAATCCAAAACCATAAAAGCCTAAACCTGGTAAAAATTTAAAATGAACGAAGTATTCTTTACGTCTCATCAGCTCATCTTCTGGATCGTAGTTTCTATAGATAGATAAAATCTCTTGTGAGCCTTCATCTATTGAAACAATGTATGGAACTCTAATATCTTTCTTATCTTTTTTACCTGTATTTTCAAATTCTTCTAAATCTAAATCAACATGCATCTCTAAAATATTAAATTGATTTTCAATTTCTCCTGATGGTTTAACACCTTCAATCTCAGATAGTTTTTGTTGAATAGCAGTTTGTTCTGCTTGTTTAGCAATTAACTCTACGTCTCTATAAAATCCAGACTTTTGTTTTTTAATAACATCATTTTCTGACATTCTAATAACATGTGTAATACGTTCACAATCTTTTAAATCTGTTGCATAGTAAGGAACAATTAAATCATCTGCAGGTACAAATTTAGATACCGCTCTTTGCATGATTTCATCATAGTAAACTTTTTTAAACGAAGATCCTGATAAAGGTAAATAAAATAATAATTGATCAAAGTCTGGAGTGTACTCTTCCATTTCTTCCATCAACATGTAATTCATAAAATCTTTAACACGTTCTGCTTGTTGTAAAATTTCTGGTGTTTCTAATCCTACAACTTGTGTTCTTACAGGACCTTCAGATGGTAATAATTCTTTATAGGCTTGTGCTTGAAATTGTGTAACTGACTCTGCAAGTAAAGGATGTGTAACACCCGTTGCTCCTTGAAAGGGTCTAGTTTGATCTCTGTATTTAAATCCTAAAAGATCTAATCCTTGAACATAGGTTTGTTCCCAATCTGCTCTTGAGACTCTATCTTTTTTATAATCAGAAATTAATTGTGACGACAAACGAGCTAAAGATCTTTCATCCATATCCTCAGCTAAATTTTTATAAAAGTCTAACTCATCAGAAACAGCTTCTGCTGCTTCCTCTACAACACCTTCTTCAGGTGGTAACTCTATATCAATTTCGTTTTCAACAACTTCCTCTTGTGGGAGTTCATTGTTTTTGTCGACTTCAGCCATTAAAAAAGTTTAGTCGGTTTACTTCTTGCTAATTTGTTTCCTCTTGCTATTACAGATCCACCTTTAGATCTATTTAATCTTGCAGCTAGTTTTGCTTTAGGACTACCTGGATCTATTTCTCTTGTTCCTGTTCCAAAAATTCTAGCTCTTCTAGCTTCTTCTGAAGCTTTAAAACCTTCTAATGAACCGGGTTCTCCATAAATACCTGTCTTAGGATTTAAAGTTGTTGGGCTACTTGTTTTACTTGCATTCGCGAATGCTGCTCTTGAAGCATCTTCTTGTGCTGCTTGATTAGACATTCTTTGTGCGTCTGATATTCTTGCATTTTTTTTTGCAAATGCTGCTCTTGAAGCATCTTCCTGATCAGCTTGATTTTGCATTCTTAAGCTATCCGCTTCTGATGTTTCAGTTTTACCCATCTTAGTCAAAGCATATGCAGCGCCTAAACCTGCTGCAACCTTTGCTAGATTTCTTAACGATTTTTTCATGATACTATCTCCTTGTTGTTATAACAGGATTATTTTAACATGCAATGATAATAAGGACTATATCTTATAGTAAATTGCTTATGTAACCTCTATTATAGTAAGTCTTTTATGTAGTCTTTACCCTTACCAATTTCTACAGCGCCACCTTTTTCAAATTTCATTGTTGCTTTTGCACCTATTCTAAAAGTTCCTTGTGATTTTTTTGTTTCACCATAACCTGAATATTCAGATTTTGATCTTCCTTTTTCTCCATATAAAAGAACATCTGTTCCATCATTAACTTTAAAATTTTTATCGTAAGATATTTTATCTTCTCTTTGTTTAAGTTCCGGTGTACCAGGCCCTTGATAAATTTTTGATTCAGTTCTGCCTATACCAATATTTCCAGCTTTAGTATGTGCAGTTACTTTTGCTTTATCTTTTTCTATTCTTGATTGTGAACCCTCAACTCCTTCTGCAGATCTTTCAATTTCAGGTGTAACACCTTGTAAGAAAGGTCCTTGTGCATCACCACCGCCAGACATTTTTTTTGGTTTAGTCATTTTAGCTTCTGATAGAGCAATAGCAATTGCTTGTTTAGGATTTTTTACAACGGGTCCTTTTTTTCCTGAATGTAATTTACCTGCTTTAAATTCTCTCATGACTTTACCAACTTTCTTTTTATCAGCCATTATAATAAATCCTTGATGTAATCTTTTCCTTTACCAACTACAACTTCTCCGCCTTGATTTCTATTTATCATCATAGATGTATCTGGATCTACGATTGGTGATTCAAAACTTGTTTTACCACTTGCTGTACCATAATAAGTTTCAGGTGTTATAGGAGGTTTACTAGGCTGATCATAAAAACCTGGTTTGAATTCATTACGTTCTGTATATGAATCTTTTTTTTCTTTTGTAATTTTTTTAGATTCTTTAATTGCGTCAGCTGTTCTTTTATTTAATTTTTCAGTTTGATATTCTTCAACAGTTTGCCAAGAAGATTTTTTTTTATCAGCCATTACAGTAAATCTTTTATATAATCTTTTCCTTTACCTACTACGACTTCTCCACCTTCTGCATAATCAGGCATTGCATCTTGTAATCTTTCTCTTTCAGCATCGGTAACTGAAGCTCCAGAAATATTTTTCATTGCGTCTGACGACATTGCTTCAGCTGCCGCTCCAGTAGTTGCAGCTCTTGATATTTCTTTTTTAAATCTATCTTTTTCTTTTTGTGTTACTGCAGCACCTGATCTTTCTTTCATAAATTTATTCAAGCCACCTTTTGCTTTTTTATTAAATAAAGGTTTTGATCCAACGTTTTCTAATATTTCTCTATCTACCTCAGATGCCTTTACTCCTGGTGTTAATTGTTTTTTTTCTTTAGCCATATTATCTCCTATGTTAGTTTCGCGGGGCGTGTTCCTTTGATCTCGGCTCTACCACCACGGATCATGCCACCCATTCGTTTTGCTGTTATTTGTTTTGTTTGTTCGGAACCTGTTGTCTTATCCCTAGTATCAGCTTTTTTATCATAATAAGAACCTAAAAGGTTTCCACCAATACCTAAATTTTTTGTAAGGCTTCTAGCTGTTTCAGATTTTTTTAAAAGATTATCTGCACCAATTCCAATTAAAGCACCTAGACTTGCTTTTTGGGGTCCTTTAAATGGTGTGTGATATTCATGTCTAATTTCAAATTCAGTATCTGTTTCTGTAGGTTGTCTTACAGCTCTACCAGTATAAGCTTTTTGAATTTTTTTCATATCAATAATATTTATATTCTTTAACAGGTCTATCTGACGTGTCCCTATAATCAGAACTTGTTTCAATAAAGCTGCCCTGCCTATATCTTAACACAGCCTGAGTCATACTATCAACATAGTCATCATATTCTCCATGTGGGAACGCCGCACATTCCTCAATTACTTCTTCTGCAAAGTGTTCTCCTTCTGGATACCAAATAGTACCTGATTCAAATATAGGGGCACATGCATTAACTCTAGTATATTTATCTTTTCCTCTTGATGGTGTGAAAGGAATAACAGGAATACCCATACGTCTAAACTCTTGGGTTAAAGGCTCACCAGAAGCTTTCGCTTCAATAATAACTGTTTCAGGTTCCCAATATTTATACTGATCTAATGCAACAGCTTTAAGTTCTGGAAAATCATATTTACCTTTCATGGCATCTAACAAAACCATATTAGCGGGTCCTCCTTCTGTTGGATAAAATACACCCCAAGTTGTAATAGCAGAATAATCTGCAGTTTCCTTTTTACTAAACGCAGTATCATAACTTTGTATTACATGCATAAGATTTGGTAGGTTTGATTTTTTCCATGGTCTCCACCATTCACGTTTAATAATTGCACCCTCTTCTGAAGTTGGGTCCTGCATATATTGAGATGACCAGTTACGAACTGGAATAGTTGCTTTAACTCTTTCTAATTCTTCTAGTGTCCAATACTCTGGCCACAATGGATCACCACTTGATAGTATGGCTGGGAAAGATATTACTTTCCACTTATCCGCTTTATTTTCTTTTTGTCCTTTTATTAACATCCCTGTTAAGTCGTTTTCTGCCCAACGAGTCATAACTAATACAATGGACCCTCCTGGTTGCAAACGTTGTCTGGGTCCTGATGAATACCATTCATGGGTCCTTTCCATTGCATTTTTAGATAATGAGTCTTGTTCCGTGTGTGGATCATCAATAATCAACAAATCCGCACCACGACCTGTAATTGCTCCACCAACACCGGCAGCAAAGTATTCACCACCATGATTAGTTTCCCATCTACCTTTTGCTTTAGAATCTTCTCGTAATCTTACATCACCAAAAATTTGTTTATATTCTTTTGAATCTATTAAGTTTCTAATCTTTGCACCAAATCTAGAAGATAATTCAGCATTGTGTGTAACTTGCATTAATTTTAATTTGGGGAACTTCCCTATCATCCATGCTGGAAAGAAAACAGAAGCAAACTCAGACTTAGTATGACGTGGGGGCATATTTACTATGAGCCTCCCTTTTTTCTGTGAAGCTATCTTAGTGAACTCTGACGCCATTATCTGATGGTGCCCATATTTAGTTGGGTCCTTTTCTTTTCGCATAATGATATCAGGCCAAACCTCCTGAACAAAATATAGAAAATTGTCCTGGCACAACTTTATGTGTTTAATCCATTTCTTTTCTACTTCGTTACGAAGCTCTTCAAGAGTTAATAGGTCTTTTTCTACGGGTCCCTTTAATA